ATGGGCTTGCACAATGTTTGCGTGATGCGGCTGACGCTGTTAATAAGCAGGTAACTAAAGATCAAATTGAAGCTGTAGATAAATTAACAAAATTAGGCCAAGAGCTTGGAATGTATGACAGCTAACGGTAAGGGTAAGCCGACCGCGACACAAGAACACTGGAGACTTTGAAAATGAACGGAACCACAGCACACAAAGCAATCACCGAGGCAGCGGGTCGGCTTGACCCTGTTGTTATACGGCAGATCGAAACCACCCTTAAAAACTGTTACAGAAAGCACGTAAACATGGATGATTCGATTGGGTGGGATGAGTTAGGTGATCAGATATTCAATACACTCTGCAATTTGATTGGCGACGACGCTTTTGTGGAGTGGAACGAGAGCACTAAATAAACGGAGGCGTTATGTTTGGCGATGATTTTTGGAGATTGGTAGAACGGTTAATTATTTTCCTGACGGTATTTGCTGTAATAGGCATCGCATCGATAGGTTACTTTATCTACCAGTATTTTGCCGTATAACAACGAATAGACCCAAAAGTGGGGCAGAAAACCACTATTGAGCAGTAATTACGACAGTCGTTAACCTATCACCGGGGGAGAGATGAGCAAGATTAGGAGGTCAGCGAAACGTACAGATTGCCAGATAAGAATTCCAGGCATTTGTAACTTTGATGAAATGACAACGGTTTACGCCCATAAAAACGGCGGCGGCATGGCGATGAAGAATAACGATATACTAGGGGCGCGTAGCTGTTCTAGCTGCCACGACGCCGTAGATGGTAGGCTGGAAACAGAGTACGGTCGTGAGCAGCTTCTAGTGATGTTCTACGAGGGGATATTCAGGACACAGCTACAGTTGATTGATGAAGGGCTAATCGAGGTTAAATAATTGGGAAGAAAGTATCTAGCTAAAGCAGACAGGAACCAGCCTGAAATAGTCGCCGAATACCGGCGGCTTGGCGCAACAGTGAAGCCGGTACACATGGTCGGCCAGGGCTTTGTTGATATCGTCATCGGCTACATGGGTGTATCAGACTTGGTTGAGATTAAAGACCCTGAAAAGCCGCTAAGCAGCCGAAAGCTAACGCCGATGGAGCTTGATTGGCATAAAGACTGGCAAGGATCGGCGCGGGTAATCGAGACAAAAGACGATGTGAAATCGCATTTAGATGAAATATTACAGGCCATTGAATAGACCGCTAGATGGGCTATAATCGGATGAATCAATAATTTAGGTGATTTATGGCCTGGTACAATTCATTGTGGTTAAATCGGAAAAAGGCAACGGTTGATGCTACTAAAGTGCCTGGCGCGTTAACGGACTATCTCGCAACTATTGATCTGCGAGATTCTGATATTCAGTCGCAAATTCAGGCAGACGGGGCAGATATACTTGTCACAGCGACGGACGGTACAACAAAGTTAAACCACCACATACAACAAAGAAAACACTTAATTCCTGATGGCGTGTGGAGCTGGTTCTCCAACCCAAGGGCGATTTATCACAGCGGGACGCACGAAAAAACTTATTGGGTAGTGGTTGCTGATGGTGGTGACATAGTTATTTACAGCTACAATCATAAAACTGCGGTTATTGATAATTTCACGCTAGATGTTGCGCTGCAAGATGATGACCATAACCACGGAAGTATATATGTCAGAACCGATGGGAAACTTGTAGTTGCGTGGGGTAAACATAATGTTGACGCAAATCACTATTACAGGGTGTCAACAAACGCTGAAGATATTAGTGCTTGGGGTACAAAGCAAACCATTACGCTAACGAATTCGCTCACATACCAAAATTTAATTTACCTAGAGTCTAATTCCACCCTATACCTGTTTTATCGCCACGCAAACAGCGGCACATACACGTGGAGATATATCACAAGTGCAGATGAGGGAAGCACTTGGAGTACAACTGAAAACGAATTTTGGACAAACGGATCATCAAATCAACTCTATTGTCAATTTGCTAAAAACGGAACGGATAGGATAGATGTTGTTGCCACAGATAGACACCCGTCGCACGCGGGGGCAGCTAGTGTTTACCATATGTATCTTGAGGATTCCGTAGGAGATAAATGGCGAAAATCAGATGGCACAGACATAACTACATCTCTTCCTCTAGCCCCGGCTGACGTTACTCAGATATACGATGGTACGACAAACGAAGGGTGGCTTTGGGATATTGCGATAGACGATAGCGGATATCCTTGTGTGTTATTTCCGGTGTTCATGTCAAGCACGGATCACAGGTATTACATAACTAGATGGGGTGGGTCGTCATGGAGCACGCCCGCGCAAATAACAACTGCTGGGTCGTATCTATACGCAGCCGAGCCTAATTATTCAGCAGGCATAGTATTTGATCGTAGTGATGTAACTCTATCTACTGTCTATTTGATAAAAGAGGCATCAACTGTTTTTGAGGTGCAGAAGTGGGTAGATTCTGCCGGATGGTCAAAGTCGGAAGATGTCACCACAGGCTCAACAGCAGGTATAGTGCAAGCGAGGCCCGTATCTCCGTGGAACCAGCCGGCTAACAAAAGAATGGGGGTTATTTGGTGGTCTGGCAGTTATGTGACATACGTTAATTTCCATACCAACATGCATTGTTATCCCGCACTATTGCCAAGATTGGTGGTTAAAATTCCGTCGGTTTCATCTTCCGTGGACACTGACATTTATGTCTATTACAACAATGCGACGGCAACTGATCAGCAAGACCAAATAAACACTTGGTCGGATGTATATTTTCATATCGATTTTGATTTCGAGCCGGGGCGCAAGGGGTCGGTAGATAAAACTGGTAATGCATACGACTTTACTCAAAATGCGAATTTCGGCACAGGGAATATGTTGTCTCCTGAAGATGCAATCACTGAAATTGGTGGAGCTGTTGACTATGAAGGCGTTGCGGGGGATTTCGGAACTATAGACTCAAGTTTTAGTCTAGCTGGAGATACTGAGTTTTCTGCTGAAGCGGTTGTTAAGTGGGACGGCGGCGGGATAAATGAGCACACGATATTGTCAAGTTGGGCAACTGCGGGCACTTCTGCACAATTTCTATTTAGGATTGAGCCAGCAGATAGTACGTTGGAAGTTTTCTTAACGGTTGAGCCAAACACAGCAAAAGGAGGTACGGCTACTGGAACATCAGTTGGTACAACAAACTATGAACATGTAGCCGCAACTTTTGACGCTGCAGATGTGAGAGGGTGTGACGAAACAGCTTGTGCAGTAGCATCAACAACAGGTGCGGCGATGGATGCTAACGCATCACCACAGCTGTTTGTTGGTAAGACAAACCCAGCGCATACCTTAGTAACAGATTATTTTAAGGGGCATATTGCCCAGCTAAGGTTTAACAAAGCAAGGCGATCAAGCGATTATTTAACAGCGACTAAAAACAACTTAACTGATATGTCTGCATTTTACACGCTGGGCACCGAAGAGACCGAACCGGCTGGCGGTGCTACAATACCAATATTAATGCATCATTATATGCACAACATAGGATCATCGGTCTAATGCAGCTACTGAAAGCGGATACGCTGACTAAAGTTTTGATAGGCCCGGCTGTTGCGGTTGGTGACGGGTTTACTCCGGTAACTACGCTGGCGCTAACAACGGCTGATGAGGCAGAGATTCTCAAACATGACGCCGCAGCAGTCACAAGTATTTCAGCTAATACGTTCGCGGCGATAGCCGGCGCTGATGGGTACTACAACCTGGCAATCACCGCAGCCCAGCTAGATACCGAGGGGCGCTTAACTGTAATCATTAATGATGATTCGCTAATATTGCCTATACGGTGCGATTTCATGGTGGTGAATGCTAATGTTTTTGACTCTCTCTATGCTGCTAGCGGAACGGATGTGCTGGATACCAATGTAGCGCAATGGCTAGGGACAGCAGTAGCCACGCCAACAACGGCAGGCGTCCCAGAGGTTGACACCACTCACGTTTCAGGAACAGCACAGACAGCAAACGACAACGGCGCAGACATCAACACCCTGCTAACCCGTATCGTCGGCACCCTAGCAGCAGGCACCCACAACCCAGCATCGGCGGCACAGATAGCGGTACTGAGTGACTTGATTGATGGCGGCAGGCTTGATCTACTGATAGATGCAATCAAGGTCGTGACAGATGCACAAGCGGCAACCGGCACAGGATTAACCGCAATACCGTGGAACGCGGCATGGGATGCAGAGGTTCAATCAGAGGTGAATGATGGTTTGGTTGCGTTCTTTACTTCAGCAGCGCAGCTAGTTGATGACATTTATGATGAGGCCACAAGCGGCCATAATGTCGGTGGATCGTTTGGCAAGGCGATAAGGCAGATAAAAGAGGGCACAGTATCGGTCGAGTCAGCCGTGAACGATGTTAGCGCAACAACCACCAGTTTTGTTACAGACTTAACGGAAGCAACTGACAATCATTACACTGATGCATCACTTGTATTCATTAGCGGGGCATTGACTGGGCAATCTAGGTCTATTTTCTCGTATAACGGGACGACTAAAACTATAGTCTTGGATGAGGCGCTAACAGAAGCACCAGCAGATGGTGATGGCTTTATCGTTAAAACCGATCATATTCACACGGTTGCGCAAATACAATCCGGATTAGCGACCACAGCAGAGCTTGACAAAGTGCCAAAATCTGACGGCGCAGTAGCCCATAACGCCACAGCCTTGGCAGCAATCACTGCTGATGTTGTGGGTGATGCGGTAATAGCCGAGCTAACAACCCAAGGCGACACGAACGAAACCAAGCTGGACACGTTGACGACTAATGTAGCGACGGTTGATACGGTTGTTGACAATTTGAATCTAGGCATTATCTACGGGGCGGCAGCTACCGGAACCCTGTCCACAACTCAGGCAACGTCTGACTTGACCGGATACGCTAATGACCAGCTAATTGGTAGGGTGATTATCTGGACGTCTGGAGCATGCGAAGGAGAAGGCGCGGACATTACGGATTACGCCAGCGCCAGCGGATTGCTGACATTTACGGCACTAACAACAGCGCCAGCAAACGCAGATACATTCAAGATTGTCTAAATGGCCTTCTCCGGCTCACAAGTAACACGAATAGGTCTATATGGCGGCTCAAGGTCGCTTTATGGGTCTTTTGCAGGTAAAGCAGTAGCCCCTCCAATATTCGCAGGCACTATTCCAGATATAAGCCTAACCGAAGGCGGCCCGTCAACTGACTATGATTTAAGCGTCTATTTCACCGGCGCAGCTAGCTACGCAATCGACCCAGCAGTAGAGGCCGGATGGGCGTTTAATACCACCACAGCCATTCTAACCGTTGTACCTGATACCGTAGGCACCTATGGCGGCTATATCGTCACAGCAACCAATCCAGGCGGCACAGTAGACAGTAATAGCTTTGGTGTCACGGTAACCGCAGCAGCAGAGGACTCGGCAACGGGCGGGTGGTGGTTTGCTTATGACTACGAGCTAAGACGGAAAGACGAGAAAAAGAAAAAGCGTCAAGAATTAAGACGAAAAGCCGAAGAAATACAGGAAGACGTTGATCGTGAGCTGGTCCAGGCCCTTCAGGCCAAGGCGGAAGAGGAAGACCGGCTAGCAGAACTGAAGCGACTAAGCAATCTTGCCGAACAATACAGGGATGAACTAAACTTAGTTCTCAGTGACAGAGCAATACAGGCCGCTGAACAGGCTATACTAAAACAGACGTATTCAGCATTAGAGCGATTTGAGCGTGAATTGGCCAGGGCAAGGGAAGAGGAAGAGTTTCTCTTAATGGCTGCAAACATAATTCTAAACAGTTGAGATTATTATGAGCGATGAGAAATTAGAAATTATTTATGGCGCTAAGGTACTTAGGCCTTCAGTAGCGTTTAAGATTTCTGTTTCTGAACCGGATAAGTGGGCAGTATTTAAAGACAAGCTGCATACCTTTTATTTAAAGTTTATGATGGTTTCGTGCTTTGCTGTGGCGATTTACTTTGCAAACTTAATTGGTGGATGATATGGGCTGCAAAAAGAAGAAAGGCGGCGGTAAACGCAAATGATAAACATCTATCTACAAATGCGAGGTTCAGAAGTGCCAGAAGGTTCGAGCTTCGACGTAACCGCCTATTTCCGAACAAACGGAGCCGGGACAACGCCGACAACAGCTAGATACCGCATTGACAACCTGACGACAGGCGGCAATGATCGAGCATGGACAGACCTAACACCGGCTGAATCAATCACTATCCCAATCACCCCAGACGATACAGCAGTAACTGTAAATGACCGAAAAGAGCATAAACAAATAACGGTAGAGGTAAATACTGACTTGGATACTCAGGTAAGACAGCAGATAGACTTCACTGTTAATAGGATAAGTGCTTTCTAATGGCATACAAAGACGAGCACAGGAAAGTTACTGATGAAATAATAGCGGATTTAGCAAAAAAGCTTGCTGATAGTATTGATGCAGATATAGTCGAGGGGATTCTAAACGGGAAGTCATTTGCAAGATTAGAACTAAAAGACGGGGTTGTTCACAGAGAATCAATCCCATTTCCTAGCGTATACATTACTAGTGAGAACAAATAGTTAATAAAAAAACGAATATGGCAGAACGTGGCGGACAATCAGGAAACAATAACGCAGGCAAAGCCAAGCCATGGCAGGCCGCAATTAATCGCGCATTGGCGAAAAGATCGAAGGTAGCTGAAAGAGAGGCCCTAGATGATTTGGCGGAAAAGTTACTAGAAAAGTGCGATGAAGGCGACTTGGCAGCACTAAGGGAAATGGCAGACAGGATTGAAGGTAGAGCAGCCCAAAGCATGACCCTTTCAGGCGATGAAGACGCACCACTAATCACACGGATAGAGCGTGTAATTGTCAACACTACAGATCAAGACAGCTAAAGTATTCGAGCCTCTTCTAGCTCCGGCACGCTACAAAGGCGCTTGGGGCGGTCGTGGTTCGGGCAAGTCTCATTTCTTCGGTGAGCTACTAATCGAAGATCACATGTTAAACCCAGGACTAAGGTCTGCCTGTATTCGTGAAGTCCAGAAGTCACTTAAGCAATCAAGCAAGCGATTACTAGAGGATAAGCTAGCAGCGTTCGGCCTTGGTGCCCGTGATGGCTTCAAGGTCTACAATGAGCTTATAGAGACGCCTGGAGACGGCGTTATCATCTTCACAGGCATGCAAGACCACACTGCCGACTCAATCAAGTCGCTGGAAGGCTTTAAACGTGCCTGGGTGGAGGAAGCGCAAAGCCTATCTGCCAGGTCATTGGCACTATTACGGCCTACCATACGTGATGAGGACTCCGAGCTGTGGTTTAGCTGGAACCCACGACGCAAGACTGACCCGGTTGACATGATGCTGAGAGGCGAAAAGCTACCGACAGGCGCGCAGGTTGTCCGGGCTAACTGGTCTGATAATCCTCTATTTCCGTCAACTCTGGAACAAGAGCGCATCGATTGTCTCAATATCACCCCTGAACAGTATGACCATATTTGGGATGGCGGCTACGCTACGGTCCTCGATGGGGCTTACTACGCTAAGCTGCTGCAAGAGGCCAAGATCGAAGGGCGAATTGGTGTTGTGGCTGCTGACCCGCTAATGACTATCCGGTTATTTGCCGATATAGGTGGTACTGGGGCAAAAGCTGATGCCTTCACGCTGTGGGCCTGTCAGTTTGTCGGCAAGCAGATTCGAGTGCTGAATTATTATGAAGCTGTTGGTCAGCCGCTAGGGACGCATCTTGAGTGGATGAGAAGCCAAGGCTACACGCCAGAGAAAGCGCAAATATGGCTGCCACACGATGGCAGCTCAAACGACAAGGTTTACGATGTCAGTTACGAGTCAGCACTAAAGCAGGCCGGTTATGAGGTAACAGTAGTGCCAAACCAGGGCAAAGGCGCGGCCAAGGCCAGGATTGAGTCATCAAGACGGACATTTCCGTCGGTATGGTTTAACGAGGCAACAACAGAGGGCGGAGTATCGGCATTAGGCTGGTATCATGAGAAGAAGGACGAAGCCCGCAACATTGGTCTAGGCCCTGAGCACGACTGGGCTTCACATGGGGCTGACGCTTATGGTTTAATCAGCGTTGTATACGAGAAGTACAGCAACAAAACCACAACAACCGGCGACCCTTATGCTGGTTTTCGGAGGGGATGATGAGTGACACAGAAGGCTTAATCATTAACACGCTGGCACTGCTGATTGCATTGGCGGGAACTGTCTTCCTTTGCATGATGCTTTGGATTGGCCCCATCATCGGGGCTATTATATTCGCAGTGACTTATGCTTACATCGCAATGACTTCGTTGCGCTTTGTTGACAGGATGTTCCATAGCGCTAAAAACTAGCAATATCAAGTAGATTGACCTAAAATAGTCGGAGCTGAGATTCCCAACCAAAGGAGGTGATCGAAGTTAGGCGCAGTCGGGCCGAAGAACGCACCGTTTTAATCAGTAAGGTAACGTCGGGAGACGTGACAACGGTTTAAACAATGTCGGGAGACATGGTTAATGGCAGCAAAAGAAGATAGCAAGAAATTGCTAAAAACGATTAGAGATCGATATAAGGTCATGACTGAGGCCGATGATACTAATCGCAAGGCTGCAATGGCTGATATGAAGTTTACTAATGTCCCAGGCGCACAATGGGACGAGAACATGAAAACCGAGCGCGGCGACCGTCCGTGTTACGAATTCAACAAACTGCGAGTCACCTGCAAGCGCGTCATCAATGAGATGCGTGCCAATCGCCCGTCCGGCAAAGTTCGCGGCACTGAAGACGGCGACAAAGAAACAGCCGAGATTTATGAGGGCTTAATCCGCAATATTTGGAATGTCTCAGACGGTGATACTGTCATCGATACCGCTGCTGAGTATCAGGTTGCTGGTGGCATGGGTGCATGGCGCATCATTACTGAGTACGCCAATGACAACGCATTTGATCAGAACATCAAGTTAGAGCAAATCCATAACCCTTTCTGCCTGTATGCAGACCCATCGGCTAAAGACCATCTAAAGCGTGACGCACACGATTGGATTTTGACTGAAAAGGTCGCTAACTCAGAATATGAAGCCAAGTATGGCAAGGCTGAAAAAGTTGATTGGGAAGAGTTAGAGTTTGACGATGAGGAAGACTGGTCGAACGAGGAAGAAACCCGCGTTTGTGAGTACTGGTGGAAAGAGCCGGTAGAGAAAGAGATTTGGCAGCTAGAAGACGGTAAAGTCATTGACTCAGAAAGCGACGAAGCCGCGCTTATTGACCAAAACACAGTTAAGAGCCGCCGCACCATCAAAACACACCAGATTAAAATGTGTATCGCCTCCGGTGATGCCATTCTCGAAGGCCCGACAGACTGGGCAGGTAGTATGCACCCGTTTGTCATGGTTTATGGTGAATACATTGTCATTGATGGCAAGATTCACTGGTTCGGACTCCCTCGATTCGCCAAAGACGCACAGCGCTCGTACAACGTGTCTAGAACGGCTATTGCTGAATCCATAGCTAGCGCACCACTGGCCACACACTGGGTTACTACAACTCAGGCAGAGGGCATGACGGGCGAATGGGCAGAAGCTCACCAAAAGAACTTCCCGTTCAAGCGATATAACCCCGACCCACTAGCCCCAGGCGCACCACAGCGCACAGGTGGCGCAGATGTTCCTGTCGCATTAATGCAAGAGTCACAAATAGCCTCTGAAGAGATCAAAGCGGTCACAGGCATTTTCTCTGCTGACATGGGCGCACCAAACCAGGCCACAAGCGGACGACAGGAAATAGCACGCCAGCAGCAAGGCCAGATTGCCACATTCAATTACCAAGACAACCTATCTAAAGGCATTCGCCGCACATGGGAAATACTGATTGACCTTATTCCTCAAGTGTTCGACACAGAGCGGAACTTGCGCCTTCTTGGTGAGGACGGGTCGGAAACATACGTCAAAATCAACACCTTTGTTCAAGACCCGGCCACCGGCGAATCAATCAAGGTTCATGACTTGGCTGAGGGAACGTTCGACGTAACCATCACAACCGGCGCAGGCTTTGCTACTAAACGACAAGAAGCCGTCGAAGCTTACATGAGCTTGACGCAGGGCAACCCAGAGATCATGGGTCTGGCTGGCGACCTGATATTTAAATCAATGGATCTTCCATATGCCGATGAGATAGCGGATCGATTAAAAACCATGCTCCCGCCGCAGATACAAGAAATGCTCAATCAGGATGCCAAAGTACCACCTGAAGTCAAGGCCATGATGCAGCAGGCAGAGCAAGCCATGCAGCAAGTGCAGCAGATGGGCCAAGAAGTGCAGGCAGCAGCAGCAGAGGCAGAGAAAGAAAAGAGCGTCAACGACAAGGACAAAGCCGAGATCAGGACACTGATTGCCAACCTGAAGACCGAAGAGGCGAAGTTTGAGGCCAAGGTTGCCAAGGAGCTAGCCGGGCTCACAGAGCGTCAGTCTAAAGTCGTTATGGCCGAGCAGCAATACAAAGGCGACGGAGAGATGGCGCAAATGAATCAGGCACATGAGCAGTTGATGGTGGACGCTGCCCAAGCTGTTGAGTCCATGTCTCAGATGTCAGACCAATTCACTAGATATGCCGTCGGCGTTCTGAATGAAATATCAGAGAAGGCCGAGGACAAGCCAAAAGTAATTCGAATCGACTCATACAGAGAGAACGGGAAGCTTGTGGCTGTACCGATTTACCAAGAACCCGACTCGGAGGCTCCGAGGCAGGCCGTAGAGGCCCAACCAGAGTAGAGACAAATGGAAGACGACGGATTAGAACACATCGATGCACCTGAACCAATCGAAACCGAGGTAGCGGAGGCAGCCCCGGAGGTAGAGGAAGAGCAGAAGGCCGAAGAAACGGCGTCGGAATCATCGCCCGACACAGTGGACGAGCAGAAACAAGATGGCGTCCAAAAGAAAATTGACAAGCTAACCAAAAAGCAGCGAGCGGCAGAACGTGACGCGGCCTACTGGCGTGAACAGGCATTAAAGAACCAGCCTCAAGCACCAGTAGAACCGGCAAAGCCAGAACCCATCAAGACGCTTGAAGACTTTGGGTACGACGAAGCAAAGTACCAGCAGCATCTTTTTGAGCAAGCCCGTAAGGACGCGGTTAATGTAGCAAAAGCCGAATTGCAAAAAGAGAGAGAGCAGGCGACAGCGCAGGAACGTGCAGCAAAGTTTAATGAGCGCATTGAGAAGTTTTCGGACACGGTAGACGATTTTGACGAGGTTGTCAGAAACGAAAACCTATCGATTACACAGGTAATGGCGGACGCAGCTTCGGAAATGGAAACAGGGGCGGAAGTTTTGTATCACCTGGGCAAAAACCCAGACGTTGCGAGAGAGATTTCCCGTTTGTCTCCGTTTTCTCAAGCCCGTGAAATGGGTCGCATTGAAGCAACGCTAGCGGCTAAAGCCAAAAGCGGCGAAACGGTTAGCAAGGCACCAGGACCAGCGCCCAAGCTCGCAGCCGGTAATCCGTCGGTTAAGAAGAGTTTGGACGAACTTGAAGGGGCCGCATACAACGCAGCCCGTCGAAAATACATAGAAGCTCACAGATAGAGGTTAAAAAATGGCTAATACATTAAGTGTTACCGATAGGGTTCTCAAGGAAGCGCAGCGTATCGCGCATGAGAAACTGTCATTCATTGGAACAGTCGACAAGCAGTATGACAGTTCTTTCAAATACAACTCACGCAATGGCCCGCAAGGTCAAAGTCTGCGCGTTCGTGAACCTAATCAGTACACACGCCGCCAAGGTTCGCGTGTTATGGATGTGCAAGACCAGAACGAAAGCACACAGACTATCACTGTTGCGACTCAGGACGGTGTGGACATGCGCTTCAACTCGCAAGAGCTTATCCAGTCTGTTAACTCTGATGCTGCATGGGATGACTTCAGCAAGACCTATATCGAACCTGCAATGTCATCACTGGTATCGGGTATTGAGTCTGACTTTATCGCCTATTGTACGAAAGCAACCTATAACGTGGCAGGCACAGCAGGCACGCCGCCTACTGACCTTGCAGCTATCGGTGCAGCGCGTGCAAAGCTTAACCAGGGCCTAGCTCCGAAAGACGGCAACCGCTACGTACAGATGGAGTCTGTGACCATGGGCGGCTTGGTTAATGGTCTGAAAGGTCTGTTCCATGATGGCCAGCAGGTCAAAAAGCAATACCGCGAAGGCATGATCGGTCGTACTGGTGGCGCTGACTGGTATGAAAACGAGCGCATGTGGACGTTAACAAATGGTGCTGATGTAGTTGGTGCTGTTAATGATACTGCCATTGCTGACGGTGATAGCACTATTACAGTTGACGGCCTAACGGCTGCCCCTGCTGTTGGTGCGGTTTTTACCTTCGACGCTACTTATGCGGTTAACCCTGAAACCAAAGCGGCATACAGCCACTTGCAGCAGTTTGTAGTAACGGCGGCAACTACCACGTCAATTACATTCTCACCAGCGCTTCAGAGTACCGGCGCTAAGCAGAATGTAGATGCTTTGCCTTCTAATGATGATGTCATTACTTTTGTTGGCAGCGCTTCAACAGGCTATGTTCAAAATCTGATGTACCATAAAGAGGCTTTCCAGTTTGTAACTGCTGATCTGCCCCTGATGGATGATGCACATAAGTGTGTACGCAAGACACAAGATGGCTTGAGCATGCGTTGCTGGCAGGGTTCGGACATCCGAAACGACGAGCTGTTAATGCGTATCGACATTCTGTATGGAATGGCCGCGCTTCGTCCTGCTTGGGCATCACGTATCACTAACTAAATTGTAATTGGAGAAATATCATGGCTTTAGAAGAACTAGGTTACAAGGCACCGGAGGGCTGTATCGCTCACGGTTTACATCGACAGGTAATCTCAGGCGTCGGAGCAACAACAACGGCTTATCAGCTAACTGCTGAACAATCCGGCTCGCTTTGCTTGTTTGATGCTGCTGATGGCGTTGTCTACACCCTGCCCGCACCAGTAGTCGGTATGGAGTTTGACTTCCTGGTGACGGTAGCGGGCACGAGTAATGCGTACTCGATTGACACAGACGCAGCGACTACCTTTATTGGCGGTGGTGTTGCGGCTGTTTCGACGACTGTTGCGGAAGGTGGTGATAGTTTTGTTGCAGATATTGCGGCAACTGTATCATGTGACTTGGATAGTGATGTTACTGGCCGTTTGGTTGGCACTCAATTGAAGTTGGTATGCTTGAGTTCGACCACTTGGGGCATCTCAGGCGTTATCCATGGCGTAGGCACTTTGGCTACACCGTTTGCATAACACGTAGTAAATGGACGCCCCTCGAAAGGGGGGCAACCTTTAAGGAGGTATCATGGCAACACGAATGAAACACAAAGATCATGGCTTCACTCATGTTTATTCAGACGCAGAAGAGAAGGCGCTGAATAAAAACGGCTGGGTTCGTGATGAGGCAGAAAAACCGAAAGTCTCTTCTGAAGACGAAGCACCAAAAGCAAAGCCAAAGCGTAAACCGAGATCATACAAATGACAAATCAAGACGCTATTGACCAAGCTATGAGGTATGCCGGTATTCTGGCGGCTGGTGATAGCGCAAATGCTACTGATTCGGCGGATATGCTGACAGAGCTTAACCAAATGCTTGCAGCTTGGGCGGTTGAGGATAAAGACCTTCAATTCCCGCCACAGGACACGCTAGGAGATACGTTCCCAGTTCAAGCTTGGGCAGAGGGGCCGGTAATAGCAAACTTGGGCACGCGAGCTTGTGCAGCGTTTGAACTGCCTGCTTCACAAGAGCTTGCAATGCTGGCATCGAATGGTCGGAACCTAGTTGCAAAAGTGTTGATTGGTGCGAATATGCGGCCTTTGGATATGTCGCACATGCCCAAGGGTGCTGGTAATCGTGGCAATATTTTGACAGGTGAGACTACATAATGAGATTGTCGCCAGCCGTTGACCTGCATATTAACAAGTTTTCTGGAGCCGCTATCACAGAGCGCGAATCAGGAATAATCAACGGCGTAGTTGAGAAGCGGGGAAATGTCCAATATGTGACGCAAAGACCCTCGATAGATGTGTTTGACGATGCCAGTGCCTCGGTTTCTGATGCTAGGGGCCGGGCGATTTACCATTGGGATGCAGCAGACGACCTCTATTTACTGAATAACGACACGATATACAAAAACTCTCATGCGTCTGTAGTTTCGACATCACCGACGGCGGGCACGAAAAAGTGCAAGTTCCTGGAAATTGGCGGGCACCTTGTGTTGCTGGATGCAGAGAATAGCCAGGGGTTTAAAATCACGACTGGCGATACAGTGACAGAGATTACTGACGTAGATTTCCCGCCAAAACAGACCCCGGCGGTGTCGTTAGCTTATGGTGGCGCCGTGCTTGATGGGTATTTGTTCGTCCTTGGCACAAACGGGACCATTTACAATTCAGCGCTTGGCGACCCTACAACATGGGGTGCACTTGATTTTTTAGAAGCTGAGAGAGATCCAGACGGCGGGCAATGCCTTGGAAAGCACCATGACAACGTAGTCGCTTACGGTGTAAAAACAATCGAGTTTTTCTACGACGCAGCAAACGCAACTGGTAGCCCATTGGCCAGGCGGCAAGATGTTGCCTATCAAATAGGCTGTGCGTCTGGTGAATCGGTATGGGAAGAGGGCGACAGAAGCTTTTTTGTAGGGAATGACTTTTCCGGGTCTTTGCACGTTTACACGCTAGAAAACTTCCAAGTGAGACCTGTTTCAACGTCAACGATTGATTCATTCTTGACACAAGCAATAATGAAGGACTCATACATCGCGACGGGTAGTGGCCTTACTGCGCAGGGCCACACGTACTACATGCTAACCCTATATCTTGCTCCGAGCGACATAGAGCCATACATCACACTGGTTTATGACGCCACCACAGGGCTTTGGGGGGAGTGGAATACCACTGTCAACAATCTGTCTAAATTCCCGGTAATGGATTGGTCAACACGAAACGGCACCCAAGCAAGGTATGGCGAAGGCATATTAACGAACGGCGACATGCTAACGCTGAATGACGATATGAACCCACAAGACACGCTGTTGGCAACAACATACGTAACAACCGGCTATGTGGCGACCGGGTATGTGTTATCTGCTGGTGAATCAGGCACCCCGATAAGTCTTAATGTAAGGCTTGGGCAGACTGACTATGGCACCGACAAGATGAAAACAATGCCTAGCGTCAGGGCGATTCACAACAAAACAGAAAACACCCAAACCTTGACGCTTAAAACAGCCAAAGAGAATAACGAGACGTTCAGCACTGGGGTCACCGTTGACACGTCAAAACGCGAGAAATTCACTAGGCTTGGCGGGTTTGAAAGGGTTAATCTTGACTTGACATACGCTGGTACAGAGGCTTTGCGTCTGGAGGCATTAGAGCTTGACGTGAGGGGCGGCCGGTCATGAGCCTTGAGCCGCCACCAGGCACAGTCAGAGAGTTTAACCACGCATGGATTAAGTGGCTAAACGGTCTTTGGGGTTATGCGAACACGATAAACGGATCAATATTCGATTTAAGCAGTCTAACCGCTACCGTGGCGGAATTGAACTATAACGACGTCACAACACTGGGCACGGCCGAGGCGTCGAAAACCGTCACCACAGACACAAACAAGGACATCACCGGGCTTAGGTACATAGGCTTTGGTGGTCAACTTGGATTCCCGGCTACAGCAGCGCCAAGCGCAGACGCCAACACCCTTGATGACTACGAGGAAGGCACATGGACGCCGGTATTATCGGACGGGTCGAACTTGGCGAGTTCTTCAACCGCTGTCGGCACATACAGAAAGATCGGCGACGTGGTTTTTATTAAGGGCTACATTGTGCTGACCTCATTAAGTTCGGTATCAGGCGCAATCAGACTACAGGGGCTGCCATTCACGTCTAGCTCGACATCAGGCACGCTAAGCGCGATAAATATAGAAGCAGCCGACAATATGGCTATACTGGCAGGTGAAAAGGTGGGGGGGTACATTGGGGCGGGCGCTGCATATATTTTACTCCAGACATGGGATGAGAAAACCGGCACAACTGCGATGCAGCAATACGAATGGTCGGCCACAGGTCAGGCGTGTTTTAGCGGGTTTTATACGGTATAAGGGTCTATAATGGCACTAACAGAGCGAAAAGAGCAGAAACTAGAGATTTTACCTAACGGTGTGATACAGGTTCAGGACATCAATATTATTGAACGTGACGGCATTGAAATATCACGCTTGTACAGCCGGAAGGTTGTTGATGTTGAAGACGATACATCGGGAGAGTCTGGCAGGCTTAAGGCTGTGGCTGCTGTGACATGGACGCCGGAAGTTAAGACGAACCGGGCCTCAGAAAAAAACAAGGGTAACGCATGACAACTTTAAGAACGAGAGCGTCCAAAGGGTTAGAGCTAACGCATAGTGAGCTTGATGCTAATTTTGTGCGTGATGTAAAGCCAAAAACCACAACGTATGCCTGTTTGGTCAGCGATAACAGGTCAGTTATAGAGTGCAGTCATGCAACTACTGCTTTTACTGTGACGCTTGGCGATGCAGCAACGATGGCGGCGGCTGAAACGGGCGAATACGAAGTAACCATCATCAATATCAACGCCGCTGTAGTGACGGTGGCCAGGGCAGGGTCAGACACGATAAACGGCGTTGCCACGAGCTTAACCCTTAATCAATGGGACTCAGTGACCCTAAAAGTCAATAACGCAGAGAATGGCTACAACGTCGTATCAAAAGGCTTTGATGTCAAAGAAGACTGGACGGCGGTCACATTCGAGGGAACGTGGGTTGATCTTGGCGGAAGTTATAGCCCGACAGGCTTTTACAAAGACTTGTTTGGCCGAGTTCATATTCGAGGCGCTGCAAAAGACGGATCATTGGCGGGCACTGTTTTTACTCTTCCAGCCGGGTATCGCCCTGCCTACTTGGAAAGACACATCACGACAGGGTCAAGCGGCTATTGCGAAATAGATACCGATGGGACGTTTACGTTTTCGACCAGCGGAAGCGCGACCGGAATCTATATTGATGGCATTTCATTTAGAGCGGCATAGAGATTTAGAATATGGCTAGATTACATCCAGCAGTTGCAGGCAACACCATAGTCAGGAGTACGAAATTATGAACTTTGGAATATCAACGGCTGCAGCATCGTCTGTGGACAAACAGATAGCCATACAAACAGCCATAGCGGATGCTCTAGACCGATACCAAGGCATGTACCACCCAGCAGATCCAAATATTCCGCCTGGGGAATACGACAAAATCGCATGGGATTTGCTTGATTATGAGACGCGGCCTGGCGATCCATCATCAAACCCTTTATATCAAATAATTACACAACAAGGACTCGGACCGCCGGAGCTTTACGACGGGTCGTTAACTGCCGAGCAAGCAGAGCAGGTAATGCGTAGCGAGTGGGCGAAAGCAACGCCTGAAGAATTGTACACGGCAGTTGCCAAGCCATTGCAAGCCCAGAACACAGGGGGCGCAACCACCGAGGACTTAATCAGATCAACTGTAGAAAATCAGGTTGTTTCAGAGAGGCAGGCACAGCAAGGCAACTTTTGGGATGAGCTAAAAGATATAGGAACCAATATAGCTGATGACTTTAGCAGTTTATTGAATAATCCTATAGTAAACCCGACGGGGGTAGCTGGCGCTGCAATTGTCGAAGATATTACGGGACTAACGTATGAAGAGCAACTTGCGCTTGGTGCAATTGGTGGTACAGCAGCAGCGGCCACAGCAGCACCGGCTGCAGCAGCAGCGGCCACAGCAGCACCGGCTGCGGCAGCCGGGACAAATGCTTTGGCGGCAGGCGCCGCCGGATCATCAGCAGCAACCAACGCGCTAATTGCGGGATCATCACTGGCGTCGGGTGTGTTAGGCGCACAAGCAGCAGATGAAGCAGCAGAAGCATCGGAGCGAGCGACAGCGCAAACGATTGCTGAACAAGCAAGACAGTTTGACCTAACCAGGGCGGACACCGCCCCTTATCGTCAGGCTGGTGATGAAGCCTTAAATGTACTACGTCAAGAAACCGGCGGAACATACGCGGCAGATGCGGCACGGTCGCCAGCACTTCCTACCTTTCAGGGTGGGCAGCGCTTCGAATTCGACCTAGAGGCCGATCAAGGCTACAGATTCGCACGCGACGAGGGCATAAACGCAGCAGAAAGAGCAATGGCAGCGCGGGGAATGACAGACAGCGGCAATGTGTTAGCGGCTATATCTGATCGCGTAACAGGCACAGCGTCTCAATACGCGCCACAGGCATTTAGTCGCCAGATGCAACAAGAGAACCTAAACTATGGCCGCGATTTAGGAGAGTTCGGCATCGAGTACCAACGCGCTGGAGATGAGTACGGCCGCCGCCAAAACTATCTAGGCCGAATGGCCGGATATGCTGGCATGGGCCAAGGCGGCGTAAGCCAAAGCGCGGCGGCTGGTCAAAGCTCAGCGGGCAACATCGGGAACGCGCTAATGGCCAACGCACAAACACAAGGGGCAGCGGCTCAGGCCGGTTATGGAGCGATTAATCAGGCAGTACAGGGCGGGGTATCTAATTACATGCTAAGCAATTATTTAAACCAGCCACCACAGCCAACCCCGGCAAATCAATACTCTAATTATGGGCCGTATTCTAGCGGCTATAGGTTCGGATAATGGAAAACTTTGCACCCATGAACTTAGGTAATGTTCTTGCTCAGGGCGAGAATATTAAAGGCGCACGCATGAGAAACGCCATGCTAGCGAAAGAGCAAGACCCGAACAGCATTAGCAATCAGATGCGGCGTGAACAATTAGCAGGTGCGCAGCAGGGTAATGTGCTAGCCAGAGAGCAGGCTGGCAGAGAGCGAACACGCTTTGGACAAGAGCAGGCCAAATACGGGCAGCAGCAAAACATAGAAAACATCAAGCTTATGAATATGGCGGCCGCTGAATTACTTGAAAACCCGGCAGCACTTGAGCGATGGGAGCCTCTGCTGAAACAGTCAGGCGCAATCAAGCCAGAAGCAGACATGCGTAAACTAACACCACAAGACTATCAAGCCATTTATAAAGGCACGTCGGCGGCATTAGGGAAGCAAGCAGGCCCAGCACGCCCAGGGCTTGGCAAGTACAATCCAGGTGACTACACACCCCAGTCATGGAAAGCATTCACAGAGGGCGAATATAAATCACCTGGAGTGCTAGAGCGATACGAGGCACCCTCAATAACCAGCGTTGGCGGTGCCCCATCTATTGTAAGCAGAAGCGGCGGCGTGCCTGGGCGCGTCACGCCTCTATCAACCCCAGAGGCAGAATCAACAGCCAAGGCGGACGTAGCAGCTAAGATAGACACAGCCAAGCAGGAAGTTAAGAAGAAGGCATTTAAGCCAAAAGCCAAAGCGGCAATCTTGGACTTGGAAAGACAGACCGCCACAGTCAACAGTAATATTGACAAAGCATTGGAGGCTATCTCTCCTTGGTCAACTGGCGCAGGCGCGTGGTTTAAAGACATGCCAAACTCCGAGGCTGGCAAGCTGGATCGGATCTTGGGAACTATTAAGGCAAATGTCGGCTTTGATAAGCTCCAGCGGATGCGTGACAACTCCCCAACAGGCGGAGCATTGGGGGCTGTGTCAGAGCTAGAAAACAGGCTGTTGCAGGTAGTCAATGGAGCGCTCGATCCAACCCAGAGGGACTTGCTGGAAGAAAATCTAGCATCAATAAAGCAGCTGTATACCGCCGTACTAGAGGAAAGAAAAGCGGCCTATAATACTGACTATGGGAATGAATTTGAGGTAGCTCAGCCGGATCAGGGGCCATCACAAGAAGATTTAGAATTTACAGCAAAGAAGCACGGCATCACAGTTGAGGAAGTTAAGCGTAGAATGGGGGCAAGATAATGCCTAGAGACTTGCTGGAAGACGTAAGACAGCCTAGAGATCTGCTTGCAGATGTTGAAGCGCCACAAGAGCCGGTCGATTTTTCGGCGTCCGAGATGGTGAAGAACATCCCAAGCAGCGCTATGGAGTTTGGAAAAAACATTGTTACGCCATTTATTCACCCTGTTGACACTGCCAAAAGCGTTGGCAGCCTAGCTCATGGATTAATAGGCAAAGGCAGTCAAGCATTAGAGCAGGGTGTAGCAAATGCTTTGCCCGATGAGCAATTCCCCAGCGACTTTGTTTACGCTAAAGACTATGGCTACGGCAAGGGCCAGCCAGGATGGGGCACTAGATACCCGGAAACGGAAGCCGCCGACCAGATGGGCAAGTTTATATCAGATCGGTATGGCTCTGTAGACGCTTTCAAGAGAACAGCGCAAGAAGACCCAGTTGGATTATTGGCCGATTTGTCAATGGTTCTTACTGCTGGAGGAACAGCCGCCGCACAAGCGCCGGGCAGGATTGGAAAGATCGGAAAGGTCGTGCAGACGGCAGGCAAGGCAACAGAGCCTTTGAATATCGCCAAGGGCGCAGCAAAGTTCGGCGCATCAAAGCTTACATCGAAAGCAACGCCAGCGGCAATGTATGAAAGTTCGGCTAAATTCTCAACCACACTCACCAAGGAAAAGCGCTTAGGCATGGCAGAAACAGCGCTTAAGCATGAAATAATGCCGACCGCTGCCGGGCTGGATAAGCTAGGCAAGCTCACAAATAAATTTGATACTGAAATTACAGGCTTGATTGATGACGCCACCAAGGCAGGGAAGACAATCCCAAGGGGTGCAGTTTTCAAGCATCTAAACAAGCTTAGAAAAGACTTAGGCGGAGTTAAGGTAGACGCGCCATCGGACCTAAAGCAGATAAACAGAGTTGCAAAAACAATAGACACTCACCTTAAAAAGTTAGGAAAGCAGGAATTAACGCCTAACGAGCTGCAAGTATTAAAGCAAGATGCTTATGCCAAGGTCAGCTTTGATAAGAGTCAGCTAAAATCGAGCGTAGGCACTGAGGCGGCAAGAAAGGGCGTTGCAAGGGCGGCAAAAGAAGCTATTGAAGGCATGGCGGATGTTAAGGACTTAAACCGAGAGCTAGGAGCACTACTCGAGCTTAAAAAGCCGTTATCCAGAAGTGCAGCGAGGATTGAGAATAGGGACATCGTCGGAATCGGAACACCGATAAAGATTGCCGCAGGACAGGCCGCAGGAGGGACACAAGGTGCAGTTGCAGCAACAGGGCTTTCAATCCTTGAGCATCCAAAAATAAAAGCGCAGCTAGCTATTAAACTAAAGAAGATACAAAACGCAGGGGAGCTTAATTTGATAGATCATAATCTCTTGCCAACGCTTGTTCATTATGGGCTGTTACAGGCCGGGCGCTCACAGGAAGAATCACCACCGTGAAACTAACTTCGAGATCACCCAGTAAACTATTAAACAAATCGCTATAATTTCAATATTCATAAGCTAATGATAGGGTAAAAACGATGAGCGCGAAAGGTAAAACACAAAAACGCAAGCCGCCGAAGAAGAAATAATAATGTGGGGGTCACATGACAACGGAACAGACGATAAGCGCAAAAGCGTTTTTAAACCTACTTGCAGCCTTCTCGTCTGCCCTGCTGGCGTGGGTGTTTGGCTCGG